TCGATCGGAGTATTCCTATCGACGTCGATACCGACATGCCCTGGCTGGACTGTCACCATCCAGTGCCTATACTGATTGGCCATAGGGCCACCTCCCGTGGATGCGCAAACATGCTGCACACTGATGTAGCCGCACATCAGTGATTTTGGTCCTGCACCAAGCACGCCCGCATTCCTTCATGGAACCACCAACACAGTTCGTTTTCCACAGCTACAGGTCATTCTATTCTCTTCCCACCAGGTCAGACACCTTCCGCAATATCTCATCCTATCAACACCCAGAAGCATGAGAGGCAGAACCTTCCTTTCCACTCAGGTGTCCGCCCACAGACCTCGCACTCGTGCTCGTCTTGTCGCATAATGGCCGATAACCGCCCCCCGCTATTAATGTTAACGGTTCACCGCGCTCCATGGCACACTGCTCCCGTAAGTTACCTGTTTCACAGGTTGGGTAATAATACGTTCACAGCCTAACGGCCGCTCCGTTCATGACCCAACCTGAATCGCCGCCTTGCGGCTCAACACCACCACGGAGGGTCGTCCGGATCGCAATATCCGCCGACCATCCTGGTGATTGCACGTGAAGATTCAGCAACTAATGGAGTTGCTGCTTCTCCTCCATGTCCCCAATCAGCGGCAATCGCCGCTCCTATTCCAAAAGTAACTATGTCAAGCGTTGGAAAACCAATCCACGCTATTCCAAGTGCTTTCACTGGGGGAGGCCCCCAGATGATCATCGTTGCTTGCGCAAGATAAGTCAAGATGACAAGACCAGTCCCTGCTCGCCATGACCAATGGGTCATCAGCTTCGCCGTCCACTGCGTGGTGCTCGGGACGAAGCGGACACAAGTTTGCGACCTTTCTTCTTACCATTAGGGTAGATCCAGCGAACACGCTTTCTTCCCTTCGAGAAGATCTTACCCTTCTTCCAAGTCTTCCTACGCGCGGATGCCGCGCGACGCCGCGCCATCAGCAGACACCCCCGAGAAGATTAATCCCCTGGGCAAGTGCCCCAGCTTGCCAGAGGAAGAACACGATCACCGCCGTGATCAATTGATTCTCTTTCACCAAATTGAGAATCTGAGCGCCTTTCGCCACCGTGGCGACATCCTCGCATTTCTGCTCCGGAAGGCTCATGTTGACACCTTACCCATAGGCATGGCGGCAATTCCCTTGTAGACACCAGGAGCAAGGTTGATCGTCAACTTGCCCCCATTGGTGCCATTAATGTTGAGAAGGCCCAGAGGGACCTCTCCACCAGGTGCATATACTGTCTCCGTTGAAATCGGAGCAACTGTAGCTAGTCTATGTCCAGTTAAACCCGAGACAGACCCTCCTACATAGATCGGGTCGTCTCCGCCCTGGGCATCCAAAGCATGCGCGTAGGGCGGTTGGTCATTGTGACCTTCCAAATGATTTACTAAATCTGTAAATGTTTCTCCTTCGTCAAACAACTCCGTCTGCCAGCTAGTCGAAGCATCTCCTGGCAGCTCGGGCTCTTCGAGCCCTACAGTCGTCCTGGTATCTCCATATCCCTGAATGATAGCATGGCTACCATCAGTGGAGATCGTCCCGTTGTTCACAGTGCTGTCATCCCCCAGCATGTGACACGCATTCTCTCCAGCAACGCCGCTTCCACCGGCGGTTGGAGTGACGTATTGTGCATATTGCCACTCTCTCCCAACGTTCGAGAATGCAGCCAAAGATCCATCCACAGGAAGGAGATTTGTTATAAGATCCACATGTGCTTGATAATGCACAGCATCCATGAACACTTTGTAATCATGGTATGCAGGTAAGACAACACCCGGTTGTCTGTTCATCTTGTCCCAGAGTCGCTTCGCTTTCTTCCAAGATTGGTATACCGTCCAAGAGGTCGGTAGACTGATGACATTCACCGAACTAACCGCAGGCGGAGGGGTTGAATGCTGCCAAGTGAACGATTCTACAAGGTAGACATAGCCTTGCGAGTACGCCTGTCTATTCACGAGTGAAAGACATTCTGCAAGGTCGATGTAGTAGGGTGAACCATCACCCACTAGGAACGTCAACTGCCGTACTGCTGTCTTCATGGCTCCTCTTCCTCGCCAACAGCACTTGAACTTGACGAGAAGTGTCAAGGATCCCGAGCTTGTCACACAGAGCTGTTATCCCTGCGTGGTGAACAAAGTAAACCTCGGGTAATTCCATGGCAATCGCCAAAGGCGACATGCCATCCACCGTGATCGCACGGAGAGCCCTGATTCTCAGCGACTCTCTATGATTATCGTGCGGATCCTCACGCCACTCCCCAATAGTGGGGAGTTCCTCTATTCGAGTGTCTTTCTTTCGACAATAGTCTCTTGCCTGGTCACGTGATCCGTTCCGTTGCTCATAGTGACCAGACCAGCGTTTCGCTACCTCTCCTATTCGAAGAGATACCTCCCATTCAGTGTATGCCTGAATGTGATAGAAGCCTTTTGAATCAACTTCTATCTGTCCAATCGCATAGCGAATACCATTGCATTCGGACAATCTTTGCCAGTGTTCTCTGAACTCTTCCACAACGCCAAGGGCGCAATCTGAACAATCGTCGATCGGAGTATTCCTATCGACGTCGATACCGACATGCCCTGGCTGGACTGTCACCATCCAGTGCCTATACTGATTGGCCATAGGGCCACCTCCCGTGGATGCGCAAACATGCTGCACACTGATGTAGCCGCACATCAGTGAT